CCTCTCCAAATAACATTCTCTTCTTCTGATTGACCTGTTCCTACCACATCGCTAATAAATGGGTTTACATAATCTTCATCCGTTGTTGATTGCACAATTGTTACGTCTATATTTGCTGTTGCACAAGCTGCTAAGAATTGAACATATGACTCTATAACAGTATTTAAAGTCATACTTCCAGAAATATCTACCCATAAAGTAATTTCAGTTCCTGCTCCGTATTGACTCATTCCTGTTAAATCAAACCAATCTGAAACAGCACTTGCAGAACCATTGTCTCTATTAACAGCTGTTTTTGTATAATTTTGAGGATTAATTGTTGGATGTTTGACAGCAGCTGTACTATTACCTTCACCTACTGGGACAAGAATAAAGAAAGGTCTATCAGGCCATTTGTTTCTAAAACTTTGCCAACTATTATTAATAGTTGCTTGAGTAGGACTAGTTTCATCAATTACTGCAATACATGGAATCTCTGTTGTATTAACTTCTGTCTCTACTTGGTTAACAAATTCCCCTGTACTATTTAGCTTTATAATTTGACTACCTAATAGCTTATTAGCAGAAGTTGTTCCTAATCTATTAAAGTTAAATTTATAGCTATAAACATTTCCTTCTGGCATAACTTCTACACCAAAAGATCCTGTGTTTTCATAATTCAAATAGAAATAACGCATCTGAACTCTTGAACTTAAAATAGGAGCGTTTGTGCTTTTATCTATAAGTTTTTGTTGGGAAAATACATAACTAGATAAGAAAGTATAACCCATCAAAAGTTTTGAATTACGGTAATCTCCTTCTGCTGTTACTGTTTGAATTGTGCCTGCATTGGCAGTGGTAACTGTAGAAGTAGGAACAGATTGAAATGGCTCTAAAGTTTTTGTTTCTCCTTTAAGATTTACATAAGTACTAGTTTCTGATGAATAAGCAGTTGAGTGTGATGCTGCTAAATCAGTTTCTTGTTTGCAATATCTACCAATAATTGTAGGTGTCTCTCTTAATTTATAAGGGAAAGTAAAAGTACTACGTTTAGTTCCTGTATCATAAGCAATAGAAAATCCTGTAGTCGCTTCATTTATTTTGTCATCTAAATGTGCTTCAACAGGTAATTGAATTACATCACCAGAAGCATGTTCCATTGAATAATCATCTTCAAATGGCAGCTTAACTAAAACTGTTTGATTAGCCTCTTCAACTACTAAATATAAATCAGTATCAATAAAATCAATATTAAGTATTTTAGTTGAGGCGTTTCCAATACTTATTTCTGACCATGAATTTAAAACTTTTTTAGAGTCTTCACCATACAACCACCGATTTATGTATAAATTCTTTTCACTAGATTCAGGCGTTGTAATCCCTGTACTATCAGGTAATAAGATAAGAATATTTTTAGTATCTAATGCTGCTAATTTTAAGATATCACCTGGAATATATCTTGGTATATGGATTGCAATATCACTAGCATCTCTTATGTCAATTCCTGGCTGGGTTATGTATTCTCTAACTCCAGAATAAACACCTTTCTTAGTCATAAAATAGATACTATTTCCAACACTAATAGGACTAGGTTTCGTATTACTCACAAATGCAGTAGATACAAGTATATTTGCAGTCTTAGGAGTTAATGAATCATCAGAAGCACTTAATACAAATTGAGTATTTTCAGAAAAAATTATTAACTGTTCTCCCATTGGTACTGCATGTTTTAATATAGATACTTTTGTATTAGAAGCTGCTACATCAATAGGATCACTATCAATAACTGTCGTTACGGTTTCAGGAAAGAAATTAAAATACTCTCCAACTCTTGAAAGAATTACATCATCATCAGCAAGAAAACCTAATCTATTTCTAAAGAAGAAAAGATTATTTATTTTGTGATTTACAAAAGAAGGATTAGGTGCAGTATCTAAATCACCAACAGTTCTATCATTCCATTTAGGTAAAGTTTCTGTATTTGCTTTTCCAAAAATAACACCACAATTAAAACTTTGAGCTCCAGAAGTTACTGAGTAATTGAAAGTATTTGCGTCAGTAACTGTAACTGCAATAACACGATTATTCGCATTACCATTAAGGAATACTAAATCTAATATATCTCCTGTTGAAAGACCATGATTAGTAGAAGTAACTGTTACGACCTGATTAACCATGTTGTAAGTACCTGTCTTTGTATAAAGAGAGTAAGTACCTCCATCTGCGGGTCCAAAAGCAAAACGACCATCTCCTTTCCTTATTAAAACGTGAGGTGTCGTTGTGTAATCATATTTAAATTGTATTCCTGGTTTTAATGTCTCTTCCCACTGCCCTTGTTCAAAAACACCACCGTTATTAGTTACAAATTTAACGTAATGATTGTCAAATTTTGTACTATCACTTCCTTTAATTTCAACAACAAAGTTGTTAGGAGCAACAACAGGAAGATCAGTAAAATTCTGAATAGACTTTTTAACTAATGTTATTTGCGTGTTACCTTGAGTATCTTTAGCATCAATAGTGAAGTCAGTATTATCATCTTTTTTTATCCATAGAACAGGTCCAACTTGAACAATAGTAAAACCAGATAAAGCACTTCCACTACTAGGGTTTTCACCATTTTGATTTAATAGTTTATCTTTTATTTTTGTTCCTACTGTTGTTGTACTTAACGGATCATCATTGGTTGTAGCATGTGTTGCTACTGTACTATTTACCGTGATCGTGTAATCAGTCTTATCTGAAACTTGATTAAAAAATATTAATGCTCCATTGTTAAGACCAGGACTTACATCAGCAGCCATTGCTACTGTTTTAATTGTATTAACGACAAAAGTATAATCAGCAACACTAACACTTTTTATTTGTTCTTTTTCTTTTCCTGAGTCTGTATCTAAATAAGTCTGACTACCATCCAGTATATCAACACCTTTTTCTGCTCCAGTTTTAGCATCAAATACTTTCAATGCTTGATCACCAAAAACAGCTATATAACTTTCAGTTTTATCTCTGTAAATCGTTTGTATGTGAACATTACCCATTTGAGTGGATTGTAATGTTGCTATATATTGTGTCCCTGATCTCCTTTTTAATCCTTCAGCAGGGCTACTAAGAAAGTTTTCTTGAGCTAATGCATGATCTGATTTCTTTTGTGCTTCAGCAGCTTGTGATACTCCTCTTAAAAGAGTAGGAATAGATTGAGAAATAAGAGGCATGATTAACGAATTAAAGCACTAGCTGGTGAATAAGTGTCAAAGACATTTGCAGTAGCAGGATCACCTCTTAAAATATTATGATCTGCATTTGAATAATCTGTTTCCATTAATATTGCTCTTGCTCTTATTTCATCTTGTTGGGTATAACTTCTTAAACCTTCATCACCTATTGTTCTATCAGCAAAAACCCTTGCTGCTTTAATCATTACATAACGTCTAGCTGGTTCAGGTATGTCATTAAAAGGTCTGTAGTAAAGAACTGTACAGACTAAATCTTCGTCAAATATATATGTATGTTTTTTACGGTCATATAGTTTTAAGCCAACCTGTACAGCATCAATTGAAGGGTGATCTTCAAGGCTGGGGTCAACTCTTAATACGTTACTAGATAAAGCAATTTCATTTGTATCGCCTCTAGTTAAGGTTAAATCTATTTCTGTATTGAAGTGCCATCCTTCTGATTGAACATCTTTATTAACTTCTTTCAAAGTTTCTTGTGCCATCAATGCATCAACAGGTAAAGCACCAGTCAATTTATTAATAGGAGATTCACCAATGGTACGAAGCATTGTATTGACTGCTTCTAACTCTGTTGTTGCTGTAGCCATATTTAATACCTAAAGAAAAAAGAAGAGTACCAACCCATCCCAGATTGATACTCTTCGCATGTGGTTAAGATGCAGACAATTTAATTGTAGCTGCTGCTTCTGGTCTTAGGATTCCATGACCAAGAGCATATTTCGCAACCATCAATGTACCTTGATACATAATTCCATAGTCACTTCCACTGATTTCAGTAGTCATGTCCATGAGTTTCACTGTACCAACTGCTGAGCGGTGGAAGACTAAACCAATAGTCTTACTGTCGTCACCAGCATAGGTGTTATTAGATCCACCTAATTCATTAGCATCAGATCCACCTGGAGGTTTGTTCTCCTGTGAAATGTTGTTGCTCATGATCACAGGCATACCTGCAATCTGCTGAACACGACCTGAAGCAAATGAACCATTACCACCTGGGTTGAAATCAGTATCGATAGTA